CGCCTGTAGAAACTACTGAGCTTCCTAAACAAACTGTTTCTTCTTTACAGTCTCTTAAAAACTTTGCAAAAACTATTCCTTCTTATGAGCAAGATACTTCTGTTCCTGTTTCTATAGATGTTCCAAAAGTAGATACAGCTTTTACTTTTGAAGATTTACAAAATAAAGCAAGACAAGCTGCTGTAAAAGATAGAGAAATACAGCGACACGATTATTCTAAATCTTATTCTGTTACTGATCTAGAATTAGGAAGAGGCCCTAGAAATGAAGAAGGAGAATCTTTTATTGAAGTAGCTGAAAGATTTTTACCGTCAATAGGAGAAAGCGAAGATATAAAAGAAACTATGAGAGATAGTGATTATTCAGTAGGAGATGCTATTGCTTTAGGAATGAAATCTAAAAATTGGACATATCAACAGAAAAAAGATTATGCTTTTTTAAGACCTGTATGGAATGATGCAGAATTAAATAATTGGGGAGAGATATTAGAAGCTACTAAAGATATAGGCATAGATATAATTGCTGATCCTATGAATTTATTTTTTGCATATCTTACTGTACAAACAGGAGGAGTCGGTACTTTGGCTTTAACATCAGCTGCTAAAATATCTGCTAATCAAGCTGTTAAACAAGGAATGTTAAAACTTGCTAATAACGGAACTTTTAGAGCTGCAAGTATAGGATTAACAGAAGGTTCTTATGATGCAGGTATGATTAATCTTGGCAATCAATTAACAGAAGTAAATACAGGACTTAGAAAAGAATTAGATAAAACAGAGCTTGGTGTAAATACAGCAATAGGAGCAGGGTTAGGTTTAACTTTTGCGCCAGCTGCTTATACAACTACAAATTATTTATTAAGAAGAAAAACACAAAAAGTATTAGATGATCTTAAAATTGAAATGGATAAAGGGCCTGTAACTCCAGAAATATTTGAAGAATACAATTCAACATTACAGTTTTTTGATTCTATTATGTCTAATACAACAGGTAAAGCTACAAGTAAATTTATTGAAGTTTCTAAAGTAAGCCCGGTAATAAAACAATTTATACTAGGATTAAATCCTAAAGCATTACAACGTATTACTACTGCTAGATCAGATATTATTGATGCGCCTATTAGAGCTACTTCTAGAGAAGGAGACTTAGGATACTCTACAGATCAAGAAAGATTAAGTGGTTTATATACAACCTTTATAGATGAAGTTTTAGATTCTGATATATTTGGAAGAGTAAGAGATAGAGGTAATGGTTGGTGGAATTTAGGCACAGCTTTAGATACTAATGATAATTTATCTTTAGCTTATTTATTAACTAAAGGAGATCTTTTAGATAATTATATTAAAGTAACTCCTGCAAATCCTAATAAACCGTTTGTTAATTTACAAGTTCAAAGTAAAGTAAAGAACGTAGTTCCTGATTCTAGAATTACAGAAATGCAAGAAAAATATGGATTAGAATTTAGTGAAGAGTTGTATGAAGCAGCGGCTAAAATAAGATATTTTTTCAAACAAATAGAAGTAGACGCTAAAAATATTGAAGGTATTCGACCTGATGGTTCTTTTAGAATGACTGCTTTACTAGACGAAGAACAGTCTATTCCTAATTACTTTCACCGTATATTAGATTATGATGCTATAACAGCAACTCCAGAGTCTAGGAAAATCTTTAGAGATATGTTAGTTCGTTCTGGTCATGCAGATCCTATTAATACTGTTAAGAAAGATGATGTTGTTATAGTTGAAGAAGCTGTAAAAATGAAAGGATCAGGAGGAAGAGAAAAAGATATTCCTGATATTGCAAGATCTCCTAGAAGGACAGCGTATATTGAAGACAATACTATAGACAAAGAGTACTTTAAAGATTTAGATTCTCCTTTTATTGAAGGTCAAAAAATATTAGAAAGATTTGATAGCTTTGAAGATTTAGCTTTAGATGTGCTTAGAGTAGAACAATATAATAAAAAATATAATCCAAAGCCAGTACCAGATGCGGCTTCAATTTTACAAAGAGCTAAAGAGTTAAAAGCAGATGCTCTTATGAGAAAGTTAGAAGAAGAGCAATATTTTAAAACAACTGCTAGAACAGCTAATGGAGGTAAAACAGAGTTTCTTAATAACAGAGTATGGTATATGTTAGATGATGAAGAACTTATATCTAATGGTTTTATTAATACTAATATGCTTCCTTTATTAAAGGACTACGGTTATACAATGGGACAAAAAATAACTGAAGCTAAATATTTTGGTTTTGGTAGTAATTTTAGAAGAGAATGGATTCCTGAAATTAGAAAAGAATTAGAAAGAAGTGGAAAATTTAATAAAACAGAAATAAATAAAATATTATCAAAGCTAGAAAAAATAAAAGATTTAGCTGTAGGTTCTCCTAATAGTCAAGTAAAACTTCCAACAAGACTTATTAATACATTAGATGTAATTAGAACTACACAAGTATTAGCCCACCTTCCTTTTGCTGCTGTTTCAAGTATTACTGAACCTTTTATTGCTTTAAGTAAAGCTGATTTACTTAGTGATACTCCTAGTTTTGTAAAAGAATACGCTAAAGCAGGAATACAACAAATTAGAAAAAACATAGGTATTAATGGTAATTTATGGAAACAAATAAGTTTATCAACAGGAAGAAAAGTTTATGGTTTTAAAAACCTTACTGATGAAGAATTTTTAGATGTAAAAAGATGGGGAGTTGCTGTTGAACAAAGTATGATGGCTAGAATTGAAGGTATGTTTGCTGAAAATATACAAAACAAATCTGCTAGAAATTTAAACAATATGTTTTTTAATTTAAACTTATTGCAACCCTGGACACAAGCAGTACAAATGGGTTCTTTTAATTTTGCAAAAGCAAGAACAATTAGAATAACTAGAGAATTAACAGAAGGTAAAACTCAATTTGGAAGAAAATTAACTAAAAATGAAATAAAAAGAAGACGAGAACAGTTACACGAAATAGGAATAGACTATCAAGACTCTATAAATGCTTATCAAAACTCTATTGTTAATGGTAAATTTGATTTAAAAACTTTTCAAAATCAAGCTTTTTATGATACACAATTAAATCCAGGCGCACAGTTATTTGCTAAAGAAGTTATTTTAAATCCTTCTGCTTCTAATTTAAATAAACCTGCGTGGTTTAGTAATCCTTTTGCACAACTTGCTTTTCAGTTTGCAGGTTATCCTACAGCATTTAATAATACTGTTCTTAAAGGTTTTGCTAGGGATCTTACTCGTTACCCTTTACAAAGCGCACCTAGTATATTAGCAGCAACTACTATGATGGTAGGAACAGCACATTTAATGAATACAATAAGAAGTCGTGGCGAAAATTTAAAAAACGATGATCAAACTTTATTGTTAGATGCTGTTGAAAGACCAGGATTATTAGGTTCTGCTTCTCATATTTATAGGTTTAATAAAGGACAAAAATATAATCAAGGTTTTGTAGGAGGAGTTACTAAAGCGTTTGGTGGGCCTTTCTTATCAGACTATACAGATGCTATACAATATAGCTCTACTCCTTATGAAGTAGCAATACAAAACGCTCCTTTTTGGGGTGCGTTGTCTACAGATTCTAGAAGAGAGTGGAGAAAGTATGCTAAAAATAAATATCACGATCATTTTGGAAAACCTAAAAAAAATATACGTTCTATAAAAAGAAAAGGTGGTATAGTAGAAGACGTATTAAATGTTAAATTAGAACCTGATGAAGTTAAGATGAGAGGTCTTCCTTATACTTATAGTGAATTAGCTGGGCCGTTGTTTCAAGATGAAGAAGAAAGAGGTGCTTTTGCAGAAGGAGGAGAATCTACTTCTATTAAAGATAAAGATGCTACTTATAATTATTTAACTAAAGACGAAGATGAATATAATGTATTTATAGATAAAGATCCTATAAGGATTTATACAGAAGAAACTTTGCCAGATTTAAATATAAAAGATACATACTACACAGGCTTTAAAGGCAATACAGTCTCTGACAGACTAAACAGCGTAAGACAATCTAGTACAATAGGGCTTCCTGTAACTAAAGATAAAACAAAAGTAAAAGGCGGTGTAAAAGCTTCAGGTAAAATTAAATTTAAAAATGTATTGAAGCTCGATATAGACTTAGTTACTCCTGATAGTGTACAGGCAGAGATTAATAATAATATGGACAGTATTATTAAGATTGAAGATAAAGTATTAGGTAAAGAAATAATTAATGCTACTACTGATAATTTAAATCTTAGAGATGCTGTTCTTAATAAAGATGATAATGTTACTAATGAAAAGAAAAGAGTTATCGAAAGAAACAAAAGTTTCTTAGTAAGACATCAGTTACTTAAACTAGGCTATGATGCTATAGAGACTAACGAGGGCTATACGCTTCTTAGAGAAAACCAGTTCTTACCTACAGAGATTATGGAAAGAACTAAAGCCTATGGTGGCGGTATGGCTTCTGCATTAAATAGAAGACAACAGTACAACGAGGGTGGAGAGTCTTATGGTGATGTAATTGTACAGGACTATAAAGAAGAATTACAAGGTTTAAAAGATATGCTTACAGATCCTGTAGGTATGATTGATAGTATTGGTCAATTAGGTTTAGGAGCAATAGCATTAGCTATTCCTGATGAATATCAAGAAAGAAAACTAGATCAATATGAAGATCTTGCTAAAGGAGTAGGACAATCTTTAGTTGATAATTTTGGAACATTAGAAAAAGCAAAACAAACTATTATAAATAATCCTGTAGGTACAGCAGCAGCTGTATCAGGTTTATTGTTTGGTGGGGGATATGGTCTTAAAAGAATAGCAGACGCTACTAAAGTCTCTAAAGCTTCTCAGGCAGGTTCTAAAATGATTAAAGCTTCTGACGCAGTTGATCCTATTATTGGGCCTATATTAGGCGCAGGTAAACTTATAACTAGAAGAGATTTTAATAAAGGAGTAGGAGCAACAGCTCTTGCTTCAGCTATTCCTGCTTCTAAAGTATTAGATGAAGTTGGTAAAGCTAAAACAATTAAAAAACTTACAGGCATAAGCAAGTTTAGAAATATATATGATAATATTGGATATGCTTTAAATGGAAACAAACAAAGAACTGATTTAATTGAGGAATTAACTAATGAAGCTCTTAAAGATAAAATACCAATGCACCTTAATGATGCAGGAATTGAAGCGTCTGGAAATTTAGACGATATTCTTGAATACGGAGATGCTTTTGAAGCTCAATTAGCTATTGATAGAAAAATACCAGATATAGGTTATGAAACAACAACTAGCGAATTATATAAAGGGTACAACCTTACTAGAGTTCGTAGAAAAACAAACGATGTTTTAAATAATTTTCAAAAATCTTTTAAATTAAATAATAACGATTTTGTTGAAATACTTCCTGAAAGATTAAAAACTGATACTAAAAAATCAAAATTAAATAATACTATAAAAGAACTTATTAATTCTTTTAATAAAACTTCAAATAAAAAAACATACAAAATTGTTGAAGATTTTGAAGGGATGGAGGATGCAGGATTGCCTTTTGGCGTAGAAATACATAAAGTTACAACTGCTGTTATTGAAGGAGTTCCTGTTATAAAAGTAGAAATGTATGAAGATATTTCTTCTGGATATAAAAATTGGGGAGCAGAAGAATTTAAAAATTCACAGTTTGTTAAACCTGAAACCATTTCACATCCTGAATTTAAAAAAACTAATTATGAAAAAACAAATGAAATGTATTACATACCTAACGAATCTGGCTTGGAAAAACTAGCTAATCCAAAAAAAAATATTACTAAAAGAGATATGCTAACAGGGTTACGAGATAGAAATAATAAAGGCGGTGAAGTAAGACAACAGTACGGTGTTGGTGGTATTGCTTCTAAGTTAGCACAAAGATTACTTAAAAAACAAAGTAAAAAATACAATTTAGCAGAGTCTCAAAAAACTCAAATAGCTACTACTGGAGGTACTTATAAAAAAGCTGCTAAAATAAAAGAAGAGTATAATAAAAAAACAGCTTTAGATTATGGATCAGGTATGCAAGTTAAATCAGCAAAACAATTTTTAAATGCAGACACATTTGAACCTTATCCAAAAGAAAAATATCAAACCCCAGACTTTACAGATCCTAAATTTATAAATAAAAAATATGATTTTATTACAAATTTTTCAGTACTTAATGTGTTGCCTAAAGATAGCAGAGATCTTGTTGTTAAAGATATAGGAAGATTATTAGATGATAAGGGAATAGCAGTTATTACTGCACGTTCTAAAAAAGATGTTGTTACAGAACAAACTAAAAAAAATGCTCAACAAATAATATCTGATTCTGAAATTATTACTAAAAAAGGAACATATCAAAAAGGATTTACACAAGAAGAATTAAAATCTTATTTAAATAAAACATTAGGAAAAGATTTTGAAGTAATAGAATTACCTAATATTTATAAGATGTCAGGAATAGGAGCATTAGTTAAAAGAAAATGACTACAGATATGTTTACAAACGATATACTTATAATGTACCACGAAGATGATTTAGACAGGGGGTATCGCATAGATTGTAAGATGCGAACTAAACAAAACTTAGCTTGGTTAAAGCGAGAAGAGTTTAGAAAAGTCTATGAAGAGCTTTTACAAGCTCATCTAAAAGGGATGCCAGAACTACCGTTAGAATTAGCTATGGAGTCTGTAGATAAAATACTACAAGGACACATACGATTCGATCCTGATGAACTAAACAGAGAGAAATAAAATGAAATTTGGAATGATAAAGAACTTAATAGGCGCAGTAGCTCCTACAATTGGTACAGCATTAGGCGGGCCTATGGGTAGCATGGCAGCCAATATGGTAGCTGATGCTCTTGGTTGTGAGCCAACACCTAAGAAGATAGAACAGGCAGTACAGGCAGCAACTCCTGAACAACTGGCAGAACTTAAAAAGATTGACACAGACTTTGAAGTCAAGATGAAAGAGTTAGATGTAGATCTATATGCTCTAGAGACTAAAGATATCCAGGATGCTAGAACAAAGTTTTCTAAAGACTGGACATCTCGTATTATGGGATTAGTTGTTGTTGGTGGCTTTATGGGTTATATCTTTCTAATTACTCTTCAACCTCCAGAACAAAACAGCGAAGCCTTGATTAATTTAGTACTTGGCTATCTTGGTGGATTAGCAAGTGCTATTATATCTTTTTATTTTGGAGCAAGTAACTCTAATAAAGAAGATAAGTAAATGCAAGAAGCTATTGATTTTATAAATCAAGTAGGATTCCCTATTGCTAGTGCGCTAGGATTGGGGTTTTTTATTTGGAAGCTTATAAATAAAATTATTGATGGCATGGAACAAAAGATAGATGTTGTTGATGAGAAAGTAGATGCTAGTCTAAATGCTATGGAAGAAAGACTTAGTACTAAACTAGACAGTCAATACGGAATAATTGTAGCTTTGATTGATAGAGTAAGATCTCTTGACAATCAAACAATAAGACAAGATGTACTTCTTAAAACTTTGTTAGGTATTCCTAACTTAATTGAAATAGATAAAGTGAGTAAAGCGGATCGTGAAGATCAAAGAAAAGATTAAAAAATTAAATTTAGATATAGCTGCTGCATTCTGCGTATATCTTATTATATTTTTATTTATCTTATCTGCTAAGTTATATGCAGATGAAATACTATTTAAATTTAAAAGTCCTAGCTTTTCAGGGGTAAACAGTAGTTCGCATTATCTTACAATCGAGAATCAAGAAGCTACTAGAAAACAAGCAATCAAAGATGAGATAGAAGCATATCAAGATGAGTTAGCTAGAGAAGCAGACAATACTACACTTGCAAGGTTTATTCGTAACTTAGAAAGCAGAATCTACGCGCAGTTATCTAGGCAAATGGTAGAGCAACTGTTCGGAGAAACACCACAAACATCAGGTACACTTGAGCTAGAGGGAAACACTATTGAATACAAAGTTGAAAATGAGCTTATCACACTTACTATTACAGATGAAGAAGGTAGCGTTACCAGTATTTCTGTTCCTATCGGTTCTTTTACTTTCTAGTTGTGCGTCTAGAGATTTACTGAACGGAAATGGAATACCTTATATTATAATTAAAAGTTCTTCAATATTAGAACTACAATCCGAAGAACTCAATAGTCTTCCTAGAGCTAAAAGAAAACCAGTAATAGCTATATATCCTAATAGTTTTAGAGATCACACAGGACAAAGGAAATCTAACGGTAGCTTTGCTTTGTTCTCTACAGCAATTACACAAGCACCAGAAGCTTTTCTTATAAGAGCTTTGAAACACGCATCAGATGGAGAGTTCTTTCAAGTAGCAGAGCGTGTAGGTTTAGAGTCTTTAACTAAAGAAAGGCAACTTATACGCAGTACAAGAGAAACATTTGAAGAGGACAGCAGCGTGAAACCTCTTTTACTAGCAGGACTGTTGATTCAGGGAGGAGTGATAACATATGACAGTAATGTAAAGTCAGGAGGTACAGGAGCAAGACTGCTAGGAGTAGGAAGTTCTAAACAATACAGAGAAGATTTAATTACCATATCTTTGAGATTAGTTTCTGTCTCAACAGGAGAGGTACTGATAGAAGTATTAGTATCTAAAACAGTTACATCAGCAGGGATTTCGCAAGACATCTTTAGATTCATAGATGAAGGGCAAAGACTTGTTGAGGTAGAAGGGGGAGTTGCAGAGAACGAAAGTACCTCTATAGCTCTACAACAGGCAATAGAAGAAGGTGTTTTACAAATAATAAAAACAGGAATAACCAGGGGGTATTGGGAATATGAAGAAACTAATTAGCTTATTGTTGCTTATATCTTATAGCGTGATAGCTGATGATAACGAAATCTATGTAGATCAAGTTGGTGCTACAGCGAATATAGATCTTGAGCAATTAGGAAGTGGTAACATAATCGGAGGCTTACTATCGACACACGGCTCTATGACTCCGTTTGATTTAGACGGTACAACTATGACACTAGATGTCAATCAGATAGGTAATAATAACAAAATGTTAGGTGACATTAACGCAGATACCTTTACAGGTATTTTTGATTTTGATGGTGATACAAACTCGTACACTATTCAAGTTGATCCTACAAATACTTATAGTGCAGATAACTCAAATGTAAACGTAGATGTGGACGGCAGTACAAATACATTTACTCTTGATCTAGCTACAAATGCTTTATCTAGTGGTGCAGATATAGACACTATAGTTCAAGGAGATTCAAATACTGTTAATATTGATTTAGATGTAGACTCGGCTACTAACTATATAGATCTTGATGGTGATAGTAACACAGTTAATTATGATGGAGATGGCTATGCGTCTGGGTACTTCAAGTTGGAACACGATGGTAACTCAAGGTCGTTTGCTGTTGATCAGCAGTCTACTTTGGATAACGATTGGTTGCGTATTACATCTAACGGAAACAACGGAACGGTATGCGTTAATCAGGACGATCAAGGCACAAGCGTTGGATGTTGATATAGGAAGTATTACAGAACTAAACGGAAACACCAGAGTAGTAAGAGACAAACCATATGAAAGTGCTATAGACTTTTCTCTTAACTCTATGGATAAATTAGAGACTGCAAAGGGCAGGATGGGTGTTACGTTTAGGGATGATACTCTTATAAAGCTCACGGAGAATAGTACTGTTATTTTAGATGAGTTTGTGTTCGATCCTAATCCTAGCAAATCTACAATGGCTCTTAACTTTGTTAAAGGCACAGGCCGTTTTATATCTAGTAAGAAACCACGCATACCAAAAGATAATATTAAGATTCGTACCCATTCGGCTTCAATTGGAATAAGAGGTACAGACTTCACAATAACTGTAAAAGAAACTGGTGAAGCTCTGGTGATACTTTTGCCTGATGAGTTTGGTAATGCTAGTGGAGAGATAGTTGTAGATACAGCTCTAGGACAAGTGATACTCAACAAGCCCTATGAAGCTACTACAGTCTATAACTTTGAAACAGCTCCTACTCCTGCTGTTATTCTTGATTTGACTGTCGATATGATAGACAACATGTTGATTGTTAATCCTCCACAAAGAGAAGACCAAGAATCAGAAGAAGGAACTGCAGTAGCAGATAACATACTTGACATAGATGCTCTTGAGTTTAGTGATTTAGATGAAGATGAACTAAAAGAAAACAAACTAGAATATACAGAGCTTGACATCGACTATTTGGCAGGTAATTTTTTAGAGGATTTGTTAGACGTAATACAAGATGTAGATGAACTAGAAAAAGCTGAGAAGTCTTTGTCTGCTGATGGAGTAAAAGGAACAGCAGTAGGATACGATAGTAATACACAAATAAGTACATTTGTAACTGATACGCATTTAAAGTTTCTTAGATCTATAGAAGATACATTAGAAATGAAAGTAGATAAAGCAGGTTCGTATAATATTCGGATTGAGCAGGAAGGGAAAGTAAATCAGATAACTACAAATGGTGGTAGCAGTTCTAATATTACAATAAAACAAGGCAGTTAATTATGTTATACGAGCATTTAAGTCCGCTTCAATTTTATTATGTACTGCGTCTAATTCAGTTGTCGCACTTCTTAGTACGGACTGTAACAGGCTAAATTCTTCTTTACTTAAAAACTTTTTTAGTTTTTTAATGTCTGTAGATATTCTTTCTGTTATTAACTGTCCTTGTTTATTAAACAAAACTGTATAAGCTAACAGCTTTGCTTCTTCCCTTTTTATTCTTGCCATTAAATTATCTCACATGTTCCTGCACTACAGGCTAGTTCTTTAGTATTCTCTGTATTATCTTCAGTTTCATACTCAGTAATCTTTGACCAATCAACACTATCTGTTGTTTTCTTTAGCCACTTTCTATACTCATTATAAGTTATCTCTTGATAAGGAGCTTGTTTGTATGAATGATCTGAATAAGGAAGAAAAGAAATCCCGGATATATCATTAAAGTTTCTATATACCCAAGCACCTACTCCTAACCATTCATCTTCTTTTACTGAGATAGTTACAGAGGGTTTATGTTCACACCATTTATCTTGATAGTCTTTCCATATTTCTAAATGTTCAATAGCTGACAAGTCTTTTCTAGTTAATGCACCTTTAGGACTTTTCATAGGAAAGTAAAAGACATAAGTGTGTTCTGGTTTAGTAAGATCGTCTTCATAATATACTCCTGCATCTACCATAAGTTTAGCTAGAGGATCTTTTTTATCTGCTCTTACTGTACGAAGGTAGTATGGGCTATGTCTAGTGTGAATACCAGAGGCACTATCGACCAGTTGACTAACTGTTCCACTAGGCTTCACACAGGTTATCGCTGCGGATTGGGGTATGCCTAGCTTCTTAGCCCATACTTTATTTACATCAATAGATACTTTCTTTAATCTATCTAAATCTATTTTACCATTTATCATATTAGTGTTATCCATTATTCCTGTAAGAGATACACCAAGTAAAGATTCTTCTTCTGTATTATTTTTCCATTTGCTAGTTAAGTATCTAAAGTTTGTTAACGTTGCTTGGAACGTACCTAGAATTGTAGCAGCTTCTACTTTTGAGACTAAAGAGTCTTCTGTATCATCAGGTCTTACAACAACCTCAGTTAAATTACAGAACTGTTTGTTGCGTAGAATAATCTCACTACATGGATTACATCCAAAGTCTTTGTAATCTTCTCTTCTTCCATTTTTAGCGGCTTGTTTTTCTGCGGCTTGTCTATTAAAGATACCACGTTCTCCGCTTTTAGATTCATAAAGTGATAACCATTCTCTCATAAATGCACCAGGTTCTGCTACATCTGTATAGGCTACAGAGTTGTTAGATAAAGCTCTCTGCTGATTGTCTTCCCACCAAGCACCTGACTTAGCGTTACGCATACGGTTGTCTGAGAGATTGCTGAGAGAGATTAAAGCACTTCGCCTTACTCCTCCTACGACTACCACTTCTGCGACCTTACACATCAAATCGTGGCAGTCTATAGATACAAGCTTACGTTGTCCTTTTGTAATAGCATCACGGAATATGTTAATAGTAAAATCAAATAACTCTTCAAGAGGAGCAGGGCCACTTGCTCTTCCTCCAAATGTTTTTAATCTAGCACCATAAGGTCTTATGTTAGAGACATCCCATGTAGGAACTTGACCTGAGTAAAGTAAGGATAATAATTCTTTGTAGGCTTTTGCCCATCCTATTTTAGAATCAGCTACTTTTATAATGGTATCTGTAGGAAACAAATCTTCTGGAAGATCTGGTAGCTCGTTTATATACTGACGCTCTACACTAAAGCCAACACCAGTACCACACATAAGTATGTAAAGTGTCTCATCAAATGCACGAACATTATCTACAGCAACATAGCTACAGTTAAAACCTGCTACATTATCTTTTTCTAAAGCTAATCCTGCAGACATTAATGCTCTCATACTTGGCATAATGTTTAAATACAGTACAGCTTTTTCTAAGTACTTTCTAGTTTCATCGAACTTCGATTTACTTAGGTTATGATTTTCTTTTAAATGTTTCTCAAAGAAATCAAAGTATCGAGATACAGTTTCATCCCATGTTTCTCTGCGTTGATTTTCTTCATTCCATCTAGCGTATCTGCTTAGATGTATAAACTGTTGATAGTTAGTAGGTAGTTGTGTATTCATTAAATTATCCCCTTTAGTGTTTCATTTATAAATAATAAATAAGAAATAGCAGACAGCATTAAAAAGATAACTGGCATTAAAGCATCCCACAGTTGTACTTCTACTTCTAAAGTTCCTTCGATTCCTGCAACAGACATTTGAATTATTAAATATGTAAAACAAATTACACCTTGTGCTAAAGCTAATAAAGCCATAATATATGCTGCAGCTATATTCATAGTATAAACATAATAACTTCCTGTGAACATTCCAAAAAATGGAATCATATATAATAATCTACCTATCATCATAGTACTCCTTTTTTGTTTGTGCTAATGTAAGAAATAATTGTTCCTCATACCATTCTGCTTTTTTTAAATCTTCCAATCCATTCTTGTATCTAAATCTCCATCTATATTTATGAGAGTTTCCTCTACAATATCCTATCCATTCTTCTATACTTAACATAGCTTTGATTGAATCTATACATTCAATATCTCCTTGATTATAATGTTTAGGACTGTTAACTGCATCTGTCATTATTTAAACTCCTCTGGTAAAGTTTCTTCTGTGTACCATTTAAAATTATTTGCCTCTGCCCATTCAGCATGTGTTCTTTTAGTTCCGTCTTTTCTTTTAGTAGCTCCTGGCATAGGAGAAAAAGGTTTCTGAAAAAGGAAGACAAGTTCCATTGTATCAGGTAAAGATTCTCTAATCCATACATACTTACTATACTCTGCGTGATCCCAAAATCTTCCCTTTGCTTCTATAATAATTTTATCTTTAACAAAATCAGGCTCATATTTTCTTTTAATAATGTACTCAATATAATCTGAATGATGATCCCAATTCTTTAATACTCCTGTGTGGAGACTGTATTCCCATTTACTGTCATACCCTTTAGGTACTCCTTTTTCTTTTGGTCTAGCTTTTCTTGGTTTTCTTTTGGCCATTACTTAACTGTTGAATCGTGCTTCTTAACAAGTTGCCAGTAAGTAAGAATACTGTTAAACATACCAACATGTCTAGAATGAGATTCTTTATCCCATATAAAAAATTTAATTGTTTCTATATTTTCTCTATCAATAAATATAGATATTCTTTCAGGATCTTTTGCATTACAACCTTGTGCATAAGCTGAGAGTTGCATACCGTGATCATCAAATACTAATTTAGCAGGATCTTTATCTTCGATATTACTTTTAGTTTTAAAGTCTATGAAGATTCCTGATTCAGAATACAAATCAATCTTACCTCCGTATCCTTGTTTAGCACAGAAAGAATCTTCTGCTATCCATTTTTCTTTAGGATAATTTTTATCTAACCATTTCTTAATTATCTTATAAGGTTTAGATTTAGTTCCTCCTAAGAATCCTTTCTCAATCATAGCATGTATCTTTGTACCTTCTTTTGCTGCGTTCAATCCAATACTCTTAGCATCATTCTTACATCTATAAAGGAAAGCATTAAAACTTTCTTCCTCTAATCTCTCTAAAGTAATTGCAGATTTTAGAGCTTGTTCAATCTTCCAGTTCTCTAAAGAAGGTTTTGCTATCATTCCTATAATGGTAGTAACTGAAGGAACTAAACCTAATTGCTTTGCATCTCTTAGTGTTGTGTTTCTTTCTTTACCGTTTACACCTATAATCGTGTACATAGGCTCACCCTCTTGGGTATACCAATGCCCTGATTCAGATTTAAATTTACTAAAATTATCTTTCGGTTTCATCATGTTTTAATAAATATTTTAAAGCATTTTTTAATATTTGTATATTATCTTTAAACATTCCTAATCCTCTATTACAAGTTTCACATAAATAATCTCTAAATATATTTGTATTATGATTATGGTCTAAATTCCATTTAGTTTTTTTTCCAATTTCATTTACCTCTCCTACTAAACAAATAGGACAAATATGATTATCAGGTAAATTATATGTTATTTTTAATTTTTGCAATTCTTTTGTATATTCATTCATGCAAGAATTACATTCTCTTCTTCTCCATTTTTTATCTGCACCTGTAAAACGAAAAAAGGATAAAGGTAAAGACTCTTTACATAAATAACATATTTTAAAATCTTCTTCATAATCTTCTTGATTTATTTCTTTAGCAAAAAGATTTAATTGATTAGTGTGTTTCACTCCAATTATCTCCTATCTTATATTCTCCATCTAAAGGACAATTAAGATTTAATAAAGTAGCTGTATCTTGTATAGCTTCAACACCTAGTTTTCCAACAGTCTCTGCCTGGTCTTCTCTAACTTCTATTTGCCATTCATCGTGTATGTTGGCTACAAACTTTGCATCAAGATTTAATTCTTTAATTTTATTATATAAAAGAACAAGAGCTGTCTTCATAATAACTGCTCCTCCTCCTTGTAATAAAGTGTTTAATGCTGAGTAAACTTTTCTAATATGTATAACTCTTCCATCTAATGCTTTGACATACTTTCTTGTTTGTGCCGCTCTTTCAACAGCAGATGTAAGATTTCCAAGCGAGGGTAAATTGCGGATAAAACGAGATCTAAGTGCTGCACCTTCTTTAGTTGATCCTCCAACCACGCTTCCAATTTTAGAGTCTCCTGCTCCGTAGATGAGAGCGTAGATGAAAGTTTTTGCCTGACTTCGTGATCCAAGTCTAGCAAGGCTTTGATTTGTTGTGTGTATATCTCCGTTGACGACTTCATTTATGTACTCCTTATTTTTCATATAATGTGCTAATACTCTTAATTCTAAACCAGAGGCATCTATTCCTACTAACTTGTAGTTTTCTGGTACTCTCCAACATTCTCTACATTCTTTACCATAAGGTTTAGTAGAACTAGGAGTTTGAGCTACGTTTGGATTTCTATGCGTCATTCTTCCTGTGATAGCTCCGTTGGAAATAACAAAGCCATGTACTCTACTTTCTTTTGATAACTCTAGCCAAGAAGAAACTTGCGCTACTCTTTTCTGTAGCATCATAAACTCTGCAATAAGCGTAGCTTCTGGTATGTTTTTAACTTTTTCTAGTGTGGTTTCATCTACAATAGGTTGCCCGGTAGGTGTAAACTTGGTAGGTTTCCAACCGAAATCAATCAAGTATTCTCCGATTTGTTTGCGACTACCAAGATTAAAAGTAACCCACTTCTGCCTCATAAAAGATTTGAAGTTATTTGTTTTAAGACACTTAGCCATTTCCTCATTAGTTAATCCTACTTTAGAAAGCGTACCGTCTTTCCTTAACTTTGGAGTAACTAACTTATCATCTACCCATTTAGGTTTAAATGTTTCGTGTACTTTCTTTTCTATCTCTGCCATCTTAGAATTAAGCTTTGCTGCAAGTAGTGTAGCTTTCTTTTCATCTAGCATAAATCCGTTTTGTTCCTGCTCTTTAACTATCTTTGCAACTGCATGTTCAAGATCAATAGATTCTTGACTAAAGTTTTCAACTTGTTCTAATAGTTTATAGTAAACATCTGCATTAAGTTCAACGTCCTGTATGCAGTACTTTCCCATTTCTTCTGTGTACTCTTCCCAACTATCAGGTTGTTGTGCTTTTCTTTTATCAGCATCATTAGGGTAAAGAATGTATCCCCAATTTTCTAAACTGTGGCCACCAGTAAGAACTGGATTAACTAATCGAGAGACAACAAGAGTATCTTCAATGTGATTGGTAAGGTTAAGATTAAAATGTTTTTTGAGAACCGGGATGTCAAAGCCTATGATGTTGTGTCCAATAAGAACATCTGCGCTTTCAATTAAGTCTGCTCCTTCTTGAAGTTTATCAGGAGGAAACAAATAAGTTTCCCCTCCGATAACTTTAGCAACGATACAATGGATAGTGTTGCCTTCAAGACCTTCTGTTTCTATATCAAAGATAACCTTTTTAAAACGGTGATGGGCTATTTTGTTGGGGAGAGAAATCAGATTCTGTTTCATATAGTCTTCCTGTGTCCGAATTATATTGTAGGCTACAAGCAAGTCCAGTATCCCCTGTGTATCTAGACTTTAAAACTCTTACCCTTGTTGTGTTTGCTTCTTCTGGATCATCTGCCTGTTGATTTCTTTCAAGTGCTATAACACAATCAGAAAGCTGTGATATTCCTTGTGATCCTTTTAAATGAGATAAGGATACTTCAATACCTTGTTCGTGTCCTTTTTCTCCTGCTGCTCTTCTTAAATGAGAAACAAGAATCATGCCTACTCCTGTTTCTTCTACAAGAGATCTAAGACGATTCATTAAACTATCAATTCCTCGTCTCTCATCTCCTTCTGTCATTACGTTTACTAACATGTGTAGATGATCAACAACTACCCATTCACACTCGCAACCAACGATTATGTAACGTAACTTAGAAAAAATTTCATCAATATTTGTTGCGCCAAGATGAGCATGGATAAATACTCTACCATCTTCTATCACATTGTCAAACATTTGTTCTAGTTCTTCATTAGAATATTTAGATCTTTTCTCAGATAAATAGATTCTATCGTTAGCTTCGATAGATACTATTCCGTCTGCAGTTCTAAGCCAGTTCTCTTCTAGAGCCACAATGCCTACATTGTCTGTAGTGTTTTTAATTAGCCAATGTTCTAGTTCTCTAGTGACACTTGATTTACCTAAACCTGTGCCTCCAGTAAGAGTAACTAACTCTCCTTTGCGCATACCATATAGTTTTTTATTCAAGCCTTCCCACGGATAAGGAATACTTTCTTTATCTTCACGCTGTAACCAATCGCTTTTTTTGCTTGATAATTCTAAGATACCTGATGGTGTGTATGTTTTAGATTCCCACCAGGCTTTGGTAAACTCTTCATACTTACCTTGCTTGAGCATATCGTTAGCGTCTTTATAGCCAGTAGGAAAAGACATAATTTTAGTTTTGTTTGGTTTTAGTATTCTAGCTACTTGTCTTGCTGCTTTCTGTCCTGCATCATCATTATCAAATGCAAGTACTACATTCTCATAAGCTTCTACAAACTCTATGCTTTCTCTAATATCTTTTACAGCAGAGGCGCACCCACGCTTGAGAGATACTACTGCCCATTTACCGCCAAACATTTCATAAACGGCCATAGCATCACACTCGCCTTCTGTGATTGTAAGATACTTACCACCGGTGTTTCGATATAACTGTTCTCCAAATAATCCTGTGCCTTCAAAGTTACCGCCTGAGTAAAACTTTTTAGTAGCAATCTCTCTGGTTTTAGTAGCGACTACTTCGTTATTATTATAGTAAGGATACACATGTTTATTGTTACTAGATAATACTCCAAAAGCTTTAGCAGTTTTAAGACTAATTTTTCTATCTTCTAGCGCATTGTATGAGCCTTTATAAGAATGAAGAAAAGTATTTTTATCTGTAGGTAATGCGCTTACTGTCCTATGCGCCATGCCTGTGTATGTATTATATGATTCTTTGCCTGATGTTCTTTTATTACAACCAAAACAATATGTGTGTCCGTCATCATATAGTGAGTTGTTATCTTTACTGCCGCAGGCTTCGCATGGAATATGCTTTACAAATTTGCTTTCTGGTCTTGTCATTATTGTTCCCCAATATTTAAAAGAAAGTCTAGATACCTCACTAAAACAAGAGTCTAAGGAGTATTAAATGAGGTATCTAGGATAACGATGATTATTTGTTTGATTTCACTTCTTCTTCGTTAGCTTCCTCCTTTGTCGTTGGAGCATCACTATTTACTATATCAACAATCTTATTAGTAAAAAAGTTTAGCCCTGCTTGTACCTCTTCGAGATCAAGCGTTAGATTTACTTTTTTTTGATTTAGTCTTTGTACTCTACCAAAAACTCCTTGTGCTTCTTCAGGTAGATCCTCTACGTATATCTGCACATCATCAATAGTAATGTAAGGTTTATCTTCTTGAGTCATTAGAAGTCTCCTTCGTCATACATTCCTGCGCCATCAGGTTCTACATATTCAATTAAATCAAGAAGCTGTATAGCTTTTAAGTCTCTGCCTTTACCTGACTTGCCATTGTATTCCCACGAATATTCTCCGTATTGGATTTTAACTGTTGAGCCATTACCAATCTTTGGAAGTGTATCTACTCGTTGCCTATCTTCGTTGATAAGAACTGGTCTAGGATTTTGTCCACCGCCTTTCTTATTAACATTTCGTTTAAAGTTTACGAATCTACCGTAATCTTTTTCTTTAACAGGATGTCCTCTGTTTTCAAAATCAGCTAGAGTTTCATCATCTAATACAAGATTAACTTCCCATTTGTGATCAAAAGTAGTATTTGGAGTTGTTACACTAGCGTAATAGGCGCGACCTGTAACTTCGCCAACACCACTTGCAGGATTAAAATTATTTTCTGCCATTTTTTTACCTCGTTTATGTTACATTTAAATTGAAAGACATTTCACAATTAGATTGTAAGCTATCTTTAGCTACAAATTTTAACTGAGAAACATAAGATTGTACAGCTTTTTCTAATCTATTTGGTGCGTCATTTGAATTAACATTTGATATAACTGCAGTACCATTATTTACATCAAAAGAAACAACAAGCGTATAATCTCCTCTGCGTCTTTCCCTGTCTACAGCTTTCTGTATAAGAGAAGTTTTATTCTGTGTGCCTGACATTAGTTCATAGGTACATTGTTCTTCTTCTCTATAGGATTCAATAGCCATTGAGCCTCTCAAACTATCTAGGGCCTGTGGAGTTTCAATTGGCTTTTCTATTATATCCTGTGTTTGTTTAAGAAGTTCTAACTCCTGTAAAAGAAAGTTTAATTTATCTTTTAGGATTTGATTGTTAGAATTGTTTGTGTTCACCATGTCGTTCAACCCTTCCATATCTGCGTTCAACTTTGAGATAAATTCTTCGATACTTTTCCGGGACATCTTAACTTCATATTCAAAAAAGCGTTTGTTGTCCTCAATAGTTATGTAAGCATTTCGTAGTTCATTACTTGAGATTGCTTGTGCAGTTCTGGCACTTACATCTTGTATAGACTTTTCCATTTCAGAGATTACAGAATTAGTGTAATTAATAGATAGTTCATTTTTTTCAAGTCTATTTATGACATGTTTACTAAAAAGATTTGCTCCAAATCCTACAATAATAAGTGTTACTACAACTGTTAAAAAATTATTTCTCATAATACCTCCTTCGTTAAATGTTCCAGTTTAACTTCCCTTTATTCTTTGCTCTCCAATCTTCGTAATACTGAGACAATTCAGCAAACGAATTAATATGAGGATACTTTTTTAAGTATTTCATAATCCATTTGGGAGTCATAAAAGATAGATACATAGTTCGATTAGCCATGTAATAATCCTGAGTAGGTGCTAACTGATCTATATTGTCTATAGAGACCTGTGCTGCTTCATCTTCGCTTAACAGAGTCTTTAGCCATTCTACTTGTAGTGGCTTTATTCTTTTTCTTAATGCTTTAACTTTCTTTGCGTTCAATAGTTTCTCCAGATCTATATAGGATTATAAAAGAAGTGAAAGGGGATTGTCAAACTCCCCATATCACAATTCCTAAAATTAATATTATCCAAACACATAATGGTAATGCTTTGATAAAATTTTCTTTGTCTTTATCTTTCATAGATATACACATCATATCTAACTGCATCTTCGAGCCTACACTCGCGCCAGTTTATAAATCCATTAGCACTTGTGTACTTATGTAGATTAGGATTCTTTTCTCCAAAGCGTCCATGTAGTTTTACATAAAGTTTTTTGGATAAATATTTATTAACAAACTTAACAGCATTCCTAACTCCTTCGAGTTTGTACTCGCCCATAGTATCTCCTTTGTGTACAGTCATTACATATCTATTTGTTCTTTTCTTTTTCATTTTACTTTGCTCCTTTTTGTTTATAATTTATTTTTTTAAAGCTCTGGCCATGCTATCCCAACCTTCAATATCTTTTTTCAATTCCTGGAATA